TCTTCGCAACCTTATAGGAGAAACGGTATGTCAGTTCTTATGTCGACGCGTCTCGTGGCGTTGCGCTTCCTTGCGGGGTCTTCCTTCGTCGTTCTCGATCTCCCTCAGGCCCAAGGGCCCGGAGATTCGGATGATGATGGAGTTACCCGCTGGGAAGTCGCATGCCCGATTTGTGGCGACTGGATTGACACTCGGCGCATTCAAGCGCACGTTTCACACCATTCGGTATCTGCGAAGGGAATCCTCTTTGATCCTTCCGATAGGAAGATCAGCCTTACCGTCGAACCTCAAAAGGGTCCGATGCTGGCCCCGGACTTTCCAATCCGGGATCAGGAACTGTGCGATTTTGACTTCGCGCACGATAAGGTCGTGGACGAGACTAGGCTATGAAGCCCTATGTCAGATCCACCCCGTCCTTTCGGACGGATGTCAACTGGAGCGGTAGCCCCACGGTTATCGTCACCAGCCAGGCAGCCGGGACGGGAAATTACGAGAGCTTGTCAAGCGTCTCGTCAACTGCTGGCGATTATGTTCGCGCCAACCCCCAGGAGTACGTTCACGAGTGGTACCGACACGTGCATGGAAGTCAGTCAACCGTTAGCAATAACGGTAAAACTGGTCAGACCCGTGAGGGTCTTCTACGCACTGTTGATCTGCCTGTGGACCTCGACTATGGATTCTCTACAGTAGCTTACAACAGCGCCCTTAGCAAGGCGTATGCTGCTATCCGTGGAGATCTGGATCTCTCTATAGACGGGTTCCAGCGCAAGCAAACTATTGGGATGGTTAGTTCTATCCTTGGGTTTGCGAAGTCGCTGAAAACCGTCAATGGAGCGATCAGGGCGGTACAGTCGATATATAAATCCAATCCTCGTGACTGGGGAAATTTATGGTTAGGCTACACCTACGGGTTGAAACCGACTATGAATTCGATTTACGAAACTTTCGATAAGGTCTTTACCGAGCCAAACCTTTCCTTTCAACAGGTTAGCGTTAAGGGTAAAGAGAAAAGGATAGTGAGTTATACCGCGACGAGCGTGTACGGTGCTCCTTTCCGCGACACCTTTTGGTACGAGGTCTCTGACCGCGTATTATTTGGGTTTGATATCGCGTTAGAGAACACTGTTCTTACACAGCTTGCCGGATTTACCTCGCTTAACCCCCTTTCTATAGCCTATGAACTTATGCCGTATTCCTTCGTCGCCGACTGGTTCTTAAACGTCGGAGGGTACTTGCGATCGCTAGAGAGTGCATTGCTCTACCACACCAATATGGTCGATGGGTTCGTGACAAAGACAAAGCGCGTCCAAGGTTTCACCCTTTATCAGGGTTACTCCAATAACGGCCTGTCTACGTCGACACTCAACGCTCAAGGTGCCTTCAAGCATACACATAAGGTCCGGTCGTCGCTTGCGACTTTGCCGTTTCCTTATCCTCCCAAGATTGATATGCGTCTTGGTACGTCTCGCCTAATATCGGCTGCTTCTCTGCTCGGTCAGCATCTCAGCTTTCTCGAACATGCCGATACTTTAGAGGAACGAACTCTTAGAAAATTGAGGGGAGGTTTGCTCCCAGACCGTGAGGTCAAGATTCCAACTTTCCGAGGTCGCCTCTAGCATGAGAATTCGCAGCCGTTTTAACGCTGCGTCTTAGCTCTCCTTTTGGTTAAGTTTTCTTAGCCAATGTCGTCAACCGGGCCGGACGTGAACACGTTCTCACGTGCCCAAATTATAGGTATTCCTATGTCCGCAGTCGCAAACATTGTCCTAAACGACGCACAGGGTTCCCCTGTGGCTCACACCTTCATCCCCCTTGGTCCGGATTCAACCGGCACCTGGTGGTACGAAGATCAAACCGGCGTCGCATCGATCGGTTACAACCGAATCAGCGCGCAGCTGGTGAGAGCTTCGGCACCGACCCAGGGGTCAAACTCCGGGAATCGTGTCAACCGCGTCAAATTGGGGATTCACACCCCCAAGACGGAAACACTAAGCAACAACAGCGCGGGGTTGACACCCCCGCCGACCGTTGCTTATATCCCTCGGTGCAACACCGAGTACATCATGTCCGAACGAGCTTCGGTGCAAGATCGCAAGGATCTTCGCAAGTACAACCAGTTTCTGCAAGCAGAGACCCAGTTGTCAACATGGTGGAGAACCTCCAGAACGTGTTCTGAGCCTGTGAAGGCTTGAGTCCATAGGAGGGGGGCGTCATGCCTTCCTTTTGCGCCTCACGGCGTGTACCCGGAGAAATCATGCATACAGAGTTTCCTCTAGTTAGCGAAGTCTTCTTCGCGATATGCAAAGCGGTTGATACGCCAGTCTCACTGGGGTTGTGGCTGCGAATGAGCGGTGGTCGGGCCGGTAAGGCTAACCATCTATCGCTCGCAGAGTACGATTTCCCAGTAAGGCAGTATCCTGATGCGCTGTTCTCGTTCTTGGGTAGACCTAATACGTTTGCCAAAGACTTGCTAGTGTCTTCGTTCTTGTCGAAATACAAGGGCTTAGATACGAAACTCGACCTCGAAGCAGTTGCAGCTCGGAAATTCACATCTTCCGAGGATTCGTGCTTAGAAACGAATAAGCGCCTTAGATCCGTGCGAGCCGGAGGCCCCGTCCCTGACGGGATGGGGTCCTCTGTCCATGCCGATATATTTTCGGCTAGGAGAAAAATTGCCGATCTTCTAGGGCCTTACGATGTTTCGAAAGTGCAGTCAGGTTGCGGGTGGGGACCAGGTTCTACGACCGATATCCGTCGTCGTATGAGCTTCGTCGACACAAAAATGTGCAAACTTCCCATACCGGTAACACGAAAAGCCCGCGGAGTGATCCGCAAGCTAATCGAGGACGACCTTCATTGGTCTTCCGCTTTACTGCACGTGAGAGTAGAGGACATAACCCTCCCTTACTCACTCTTACCTTGTTGTTTTGAGGTTCGAGAATCCTGTGTAGTTGAGTATGTTCCGAAGAACGCGAAGACACATCGCACCATCGCCAAAGAACCGAGAGCCAATGGATTCCTCCAAAAGGGATTCGGCGATTACTTCAGGCGACGGTTGAAATATGTCGGAGTTGACCTGGATGACCAGGGGAGAAATCAGGATGGCGCTTACCGCGCCTACCGGGACCTCCTAGCAACGCTTGATCTCAAAGCCGCTAGCGACTCTGTAAGCATTGAGCTTGTTTACGAGCTCTTCCCTCTTGACTGGGCTACAGCACTCGATCAGTGCAGATCCCCTCAGGCAGAATTGCCGGACGGGCGGACGATTACTTTACAAAAGTTCTCGTCTATGGGCAACGGGTTCACATTTGAACTTGAATCCTTGATCTTCTGGGCGTTAATGCGCTCGGTGGTAGACCGATTAGGAGGGGGTGAAGTTCTGATCTACGGCGACGACATCATTCTGCCTCAGATGGCAGCCGTTGAAGCTATCCACTTACTTTCGTTTTGTGGCTTCCAGACAAACGACGAGAAGTCCTTTGTATCTGGAGCATTTTTCGAGAGCTGCGGACAGCATTACTTCAATGGTGAAGAAGTTACGCCTATTTATCAGAAGGAGAGAGTCGACGGTCAATATCATGCGAATGACAAACCCGACGAGGATTTCTATCCGCGTTCGGAGGTCATTCGCCTCGGTAACCGTCTTATCCGGTATGCTTTGGACGTTCGACGTCGAACTAGCTATGGTATCGGACCTGATGAAGGTCTTTATCCATTGGTTAGCTCGGCATGGTCTTATGTCTGGCGGCATGCCGGTGTGACTCGGTCATTCCAACTGCCCCTCGGGACAGAAGGTGATGACGGATGGGTGCTTCCCGGCACCCACTTTGCACGACGCGACCAAGATGTAAATTTTGGTCTGAAATGCAAAGTTATCGCTCCAGCTTTCGTTACCTACCCAGGTGAGGAAAGTTCTTTGCTAGCTTATTGCCTTAGAAAAGGGAAATCGGTCGATACAGATCCTATCACTGGACGAGTTGAGATTCGACGACCCCTATCAACGGCTGGAAGCCGATGGAAGGGTGGAAAGTCGGGAGACTTTACCACTTTGAAGTCGAGCTTCCGGTGGGTCATGCCCACCGGGGAG